TAACAATGAATGACCTCGTTGAAGAGGCATTTGAGCGCTGTGGCAAAGAACTTCGTTCTGGGTATGACTTCCGTACAGCCCGTAGATCAGTCAACTTATTGACTATTGAATGGGCCAATAAGGGCATTAACCTATGGACTATTGAGCAAAATCAATTAGTCATGAATACTGGTCAAGCCATCTATCCATTACCTGTAGACACTATTGACATTTTGGATGCTGTTACCCGTCAATACAACGGCGGCAACATAAACCAGTCAGATATCAATTTAAGCCGTATTTCTGAGTCTACCTATATCACCATTCCAAATAAGAATGCTTATGGGCGTCCTGTTCAGATGTGGGTTAATCGTCAATCTGGAAATGTTGCGTCAATACCACAAGCTGTTCTTGCAAGTACTGGAACAACCCCACCTGTATCCGCTACAGATACAACCATTACCTTGGTAGATGCCTCTAAGTTGCCAACACAGGGATTTGTTAATATTGACAATGAGACTATTGGCTATCAAAACATTATTGGCAATCAGATTCTAAATGCATGGCGTGGTCAAAACGGTACAACAGCTACTAGTCATAATGCTGGTGCTCAGGTTTATGTAAACAATTTACCATGCGTAAACGTATGGCCAACCCCAAATTCACCCGGCAACCAGTACACATTGGTTTATTATCGTATGCGCCGCCTGCAAGATGCTGGAGATGGTATCAGCACAGAAGATATGCCATTCCGCTTCATTCCAGCCCTTGTAGCGGGCTTAGCGTATCATTTAAGTGTCAAGCTAGAGGGTGTGGATGCAAACCGCATCACGGGCTTAAAAATGGCTTATGACGAGATATTCCAGCAGGCTGCTGATGAAGACCGTGAGAAAGCCTCAATTCGCTTTGTTCCGAGAAACTTATTCTATTCTAGGTAATCATGCCAAGTAAGTTCGCCAGTGGCAAACATAGTATTGCGGAATGCGACCGATGCGGTCAGCGATACATGCTTTCTCAGCTAAAAAAGCTTACAATTAAGACTAAACAAGTTAATATCAAAGTTTGTCCAGAATGCTGGGAACCAGATCAGCCACAGCTACAATTAGGTCTATATCCAGTAAATGACCCACAAGGAATTCGTGATCCGAGACCCGATGTGAGTTACTACTCTGGTGGTAGAACTGGGTTATTAACTAACATTTATGATTCAAATGTTTACTCTCAGGCTGATGGCGGTTATCCAACAGATGGTAGTAGACAGTTTCAGTGGGCTTGGAACCCTGTAGGTGGAGCGAGTTATTTTGACCGGGCGCTAACTCCAAACAGTTTAATTCCGGTTATAACAATCGGTACAGTAACAATTAGTACAACTTAGGAGTGTATTATGACATTCAGAAAAGCGGCCGATGGCGTTACCAAAACCGGCAAAACAAAAGGCAAAAATCTAGGCGATTCAGGTCCTATCAAGGGAATTGAGTCTGGTCCAAAACATGGTCCACAAAAGCTTGGAAAAATGATGAAAGAAATGGGTCGTAACATGGCTCGTGCAATGTTGCAAAAATCATCTGGCAGAGGTCGTTAATCATGGCTAAACAAAAATTCCCACCAGTAGAAACCAAAAATGAGTTCAAAGCTCTTGGTCATGCTAGAGACAATGGTCCTGCTAGCGAATACACTGGCTTCAAATACCCTGAAGGCGGCGGTAATGACATTGGTATTTACAAGCAACCAATGCCAAATCCAGTAGCTGCAGCTAAGGATGTGACCGATATTAGCGGCAACCCAATGGACAAGTTTAATATTGCTGTTGGCGGTACCAATAAAGGCAATTACACAGCAACAAATAAAAACGGCGAAAAGACCATGCGTGGTTATGGAGCCGCAACTAAAGGCATTAAAACAAGAGGACCAATGGCATAATGGACATGCAAACAGTAATTAAGCTTGAAGTTACATTAAATGAAGTAGAAGGGCTTTTAGCTGGTCTTGGTGAATTACCTACCAAGACTGGTGCTTTTCCTTTATTAATGAAAATACGTGCACAAACAGAAGCCCAGCTGCCTAAAGAAGAGCAAAAGGCTGAAGAACCAAAAGCTGAATAATGAACTACGAAACGTTATATAACTCGATTCAAGCCTACGCAGAAAATACTGAACAGTTATTTGTTGCAAATATTCCTGTTTTTGTGCAGGAAGCTGAAGATCGTATATATAACTCCGTAAATCTACCGTCTTTACGTAAAAACGTTACTGGCACTCTTACTGCTGGAAATCAGTATATTTCCCTGCCTGATGATTGGTTGGCCAATTATTCATTAGCTGTTATTGATTCAAATAATAAATACAACTATCTGTTAAACAAAGACGTAAACTACTTACGTGAAGCGTATCCAACAGTAGTGTATACAAGCCCCACATATCAAGGCACTCCCGGTGGAGTTCCAGCATATTACGCATTATTTGGCTCTCAGTTGTCAAATGTCAACGAAATGACTTTAATGGTTGCTCCAACACCAGACTCTAATTACACAGTAGAGATGCACTATTTCTACTATCCACCTACTATTGTTCAAGGGCAGATTGCCACTTTAGGGGCTATTACGGCTGGATCGCTATATACCAATGGCGTATACCAAAACGTAGCTTTAACTGGCGGATCTGGAGCTAATGCAACTGCAGATATTGTTATTTCTGGCGGAGTAGTAACAAGCGTTAGCCTTAGATTTGGCGGCAATTTCTATGTTGCTGGAGACATTTTGTCTTGCTCTTCTCTTGGATCTACTGGATCTGGATTCTCTATTCCGGTATCTTCTGTATCAAATTCAAAAGGCACAAGCTGGCTTGGCGACAATTATGATCCAGTGCTTTTCTATGGAGCTATGCGTGAAGCCCTCATATTCATGAAGGGTGAGGCTGACATGGTTTCTTACTACGAAAAGATGTACCAAGAAGCACTACAACAGTTGGCTCGTCTTGGTGATGGTCTTGATCGTGGTGATTTCTACAGAAATGGGCAGCTTAAGCTTAATCTTAGTGGGGCTAGGTCATAATGTCTATTGTTCAAGGCGCTACCACTACGTTCATGAAAAACTTGCTTAACGGCAACGAAAACTTCACTACTGGCACCTACTACATTGCCCTGTATAACGCTAACGCTAATTTAGACCAAACTACTGTTGCCTATACAACAAGCAACGAGGTTGGTGGAACTGGATATACGGCTGGTGGCATCCCTTTAACTATTACGGTTACGCCAACCATAGATAACCAATACAATACGGCTTATATTTCGTTTGCCAACGCTGTTTGGAACCCCGCTAGCTTTACTTGTAGAGGGGCTTTGGTCTACAATTACACAACAAAGGCATCGTGTTTTATACTGAATTTTGGTTCAGATAAGACATGCAGTAACAGTTTTACAGTGCAGTTCCCAGCAGCGACTAGTACGTCTGCTATTTTATCAATTAGCAGTTATACAAGTGCTAACATCATTAGTTCTGGAGATTAATTATGCATAAAGAAACCGGAAGCTGTGGCGATTACGCTGTAGCTACATTACAAGCAAACGCAAGCATTCCTGAAGGTATGGGCGTTGATGGCTACTACCACGTTGAATGCCGTGATAAAGATGGCAACCTTAAGTGGGAAGAAAAGTTTCCTAACTTAGTTGTTGCTGTAGGAAAACAATTATTACTTGACACTCTTCTGCGTACATCTGGCACATATACTACTATTGGACCATACCTTGGTCTTACTAAGGTTAGCTTGACCCCAGCCGCTACTGATACCATGACTACTTTGGTAACTACTAACGCCGCTGAGTTTGTTAACTACACAGTTGGCGGTTCTGCAGTTCGTGGTACAGCAGTATTTAGTGCCTCTACTTCATCTGGTACAACACCATCTAACGTAACGACTTCTACAGCTTCTTCAATCACTTACACTATTACTGGTGCAGGTGGTACTGTATATGGTTGTTTCTTGGTTACTGGCTCTGGCGCAAGTTCAACCCAAAGCAATACTGGCGGTACTTTGTATTCTGAAGGTAACTTCTCTACAGCTAAAGTTACAACTGCAGGCGACACAGTAAGCGTTACTTACAGCACAACTGCTACTAGCTAAGGAGTCCTAAATGGCTCTGGCGCTGTATGATCGTGTCCAACAGACCGGTACTGCTAACACAACCGTAAGCTTTACATTAAGCGGAAGTGTCACAGGGTACCAGTCTTTTTCTGTTGTCGGTAACGGCAATACAACCTATTATGGTGCTACAGATACTTCAGGAAACTGGGAAGTAGGTATTGGCACATATGCCACAGGCGGAACACTTACTCGTACAACAATCCTAGCGTCTAGCAATTCTGGCTCTGCAGTTACATTTAGCGGCACAGTTACTGTATTTGTTACATACCCATCCGAGCGTTCTGTCAACCTTGATGCTAACGGTGTAGCAACTATTGGCTCTACCCTTGGTTATTCTGATACGGGCATTATTGGTTCTTTTGCTTCTACAGTGGCTGGATACAACCAAGTCATTATTCAAAATAAGAGCAACGCTACTAACGCTTCTTCAAACTTTAACGTCTCAAATGATTCCGCATCATCATCTGCAGGCTTTGCAGAACTAGGAATTAATTCATCTACATATACTGGCACTGGGTCATTTAACATTGCTGGCGCATCTTATTTAGCGTCTGCTTCTACCGATTTAACTATTGGTACATATGGGGCTTACAACGTTCACTTTGTAACGAATAGCAATACAACCGATGCGATGACTATCTTCAATTCGGGTGGTGTGTCTTTAGGTGGACAGCCAGATCCCGGAATTGGTACTTTGTATGCTAATAACGTATATTTAGGTTTTAATACAATTACCGCAGCTGCTGGTACTACAGTATTAACTAATGCCTCTTCTGGTTGGCAACAAGTAGTTGGTACAACTACCCAAACAATTCAGATGCCTAATGCCACAACTCTTTATAAAGGTTTGGCTTTTACTATTACCAACGCTTCAACTGGTACTGTAACAGTTAAAGATAGCGCATCTACTACGCTTGATACGATTGTTACTGGTGGTTCAGCCATCATGGTATTGACAGCTAATGGCACTTCTGCAGGTACTTGGGTTGCGTATAGTTATGTACCGTCTTCTTATGACTTTAGCGCTTCAACAGCAAACTTTGGTGGGGCAACCTTAACTAACGGTCTTTGGAATGGCACAACAATTGGTACGGGCTACGGCGGTACAGGTTTAACTACCTTTACTGCGGCTAATAACGCTCTTTACTCCACATCATCTTCAGCTTTAACTGCAGGTACTTTACCTGTTGCTGCTGGTGGTACAGGAAATACAACCAATACTTTAAACGGTGTTGTTTATGGAAATGGCACTAGCGCATTAGGTGTTACCGCTGCTGGTACTACAGGTCAGGTTCTTATTGCTACTACTAGTGGCGCTCCTTCATGGGGTTCCGTTCCTACAACTGCTGCGGTTACTTCATTCCAAACTAGCTTATCTGGATTAACTCCTTCTAGCGCTACAACAGGCGTAGTAACTTTAGCGGGTACTTTGGGAGTAACTAGTGGTGGTACAGGTGCAGCGACTCTGACAGGCTATGTAAAAGGCAGCGGAACAAGTGCATTAACAGCTTCTTCTACAATCCCTACATCAGATTTAAGCGGTACTGTTGCTATTGCAAACGGCGGCACAGGCCAGACTACTGCATCTGCAGCGTTTAACGCATTAAGCCCAATTACCACTACTGGTGATTTAATTATTGGTAACGGCACAAATAGCGCTACTCGTCTTGGTATTGGTACTAATGGATATGTTTTAACCTCAAATGGCACAACAGCTTCATGGCAAGCCGGCGGCGCAGGTACTATTTCAACAACCGACTTTACGGCAACCTCTGGTCAAACTACTTTTAGTGTTACTTATACGGTTGGGCTTGTTGAGGTTTATAGAAATGGTATTAAATTAGGCATAGCCGACTATACAGCCACAAACGGAACTTCTATTGTTTTAGCTACTGGCGCCATTGTTGGTGACTTAATTGAAGTAGTTGCATTTAGTTCTTTAAGTTTAGCTACCGCAGTTCAAAGTATTTCTTTTGGCTCTACAGGCTTAACCCCTTCTACCGCTACGGCAGGTGCAGTTACTGTTGCTGGTACTTTAGCAGTTGGTAATGGTGGAACAGGGCAAACAACAGCAAACGCAGCATTTAATGCTCTAGCTCCTAGCCAAACCAGTAACTCAGGTAAATATTTAACCACTGACGGAACTAATACTTCTTGGGCAACTGTATCTGCTGGCGCAACTATTACTGGCACTACAACTGCTGGTACTTATTATGTTGTTGGTACAACTTCAACATCAGGCACCTTATCAACCGCTTCAATTTCAAATACCAATGCTGTTTCTTACAACGCTAATACTGGCGCTTTGACTGCAGTATCGGTAGTATCTTCTTCTGATGAACGTTTAAAAACAAACTGGGCGTATTTGGACTCAGATTTTGTTTCTCGCCTTGCGGACGTTAAAGCGGGTACTTTTGAACGTATTAGTAGCGGTAATCGTGAGGTTGGTGTAACTGCACAATCATTAAAAGGCGTATTACCAGAAGCCGTTATTGAAAGCGAAGAAGGTTTACTTGGTGTAAATTACGGCGGTGCAGCATTGGTAGCAGCTATTGAACTAGCTAAAGAAGTTAAAGAATTACGTGCCGAAATCAAAGCATTGAAAGCGGAGTTAAATAAATGACACAGGCAAATAACGTAGCGATTGAAAGCTCGCAGATAAACTCTTCTGGTGTATTACAGCCAGCTGGTGGCGGTACAGGTGTAACTACATCTACAGGTTCAGGTAACAACGTTCTTTCCGCAAGTCCAACGCTATCTGGTACAGCAGTCATCCCAACAATTAATGCTGGTGCAGCTACGGCTTTAACATTGCAATCTGCTGGAACAACTGCGTTCACTATTGATACAAGTCAAAACGTAGGTATTGGTACTACTAGTCCTTCAAGCAAACTAACAGTAGGAGGCAATCCTCCAACAGCAGGAGCTATTGCTGGAGTTGGTTCTTCAGGAGGTGTTGCATTAGCTTTATCAGATAATATCAATAGTAGTCTTTATGTAAGAACTGCTTCTGGTGGTGCAATTATTGGCACAGATGGTGGTGGTTTATTGCGTTTTGCTACAAATGGAAATACAGCGACTGAAGAACGGATGCGTATTGACTCCTCTGGAAACGTATTTGTAGGCGGTACAACTCAGAATACTGCAAACTCACCAGTATATTCGTCTACAACTGCAAAAGCTTGGGTAAGCTGTAATGCAAATACTTCACCAACAATTAACGCTTCTTTTAATGTGTCTAGTGTTGTATATAACTCTACTGGCAACTATACGGTTAATTTTACTAATGCTTTTGCAGATACAAATTACTGTGAAACTATGGGAACATGGGAGTATCAACGAGGCTGGACTGGAACTTACACAAAAACAACAAGTTCTTTTAGGTTTGAAATGCACAATACAGCAAATGGTTCGACTATTAATATGTCATATATTAATATGGCGTTTTTTAGATAATTTAAAGGTATAAAAATGTCCCAAGTAATAATTTTTACAAATGACAGAGGCGGGGTATCAGTTTGTATACCAACTGGTGAACTTCCTATTGAAGAAGTACAAGCTAAAGATACCCCAGAAGGCTCTATTATTGTAAATAGAGAAGATTTGCCTGAGTCCGATAATGATTTTTTTGACGCTTGGGAATTGGTAGACGGAAAAGTTTTAATCAATATTAGCAAAGCTAGAGAAATTACAAAGAACCGTCTTCGTGCAGAACGTGAGCCACTATTACAAATACAAGATGTTACATTTCAAAGAGCATTAGAGACTGGTGCAGATACTTTGGCTATCGTTGCTGAAAAACAAAGACTTCGTGATTTGCCAACTTTAGCTGATGCTTGTAAATCTCTTGATGAACTTCGTGTTTTAAAAGCGTAAATGTTTGGAATTTCGTCCTTTGCTCAAGTACCATTTGCTTCACTAGCAGGGACATC